TGTTAGAACAGGTAGTAAACTAAGATTAAAGCTTACCGTTACAGATGCGGATGCTAATGGAGTAACAGCAGGTATTCAAAATGCAGCTATTGCTGTCTTGAATAATAGTGCGAATACTTACATTAGATTTCCTAAGGATATGTATGGTGCTATTAATGATACCTTAGAGAACCCTATAACAATAACAAGGCCTGACCCGTCTTAATTTGTGGATGTGGTGTGATGAATGAATGTTGGGGGGCTTCGGCCTCCCAATATTATAAAGTGAGGTAAGAAATGTCAAAAATCGGATTTAATAAAAAATTAAAAATAAATTTAACTTCTGGGGGCACTAGTGGTAAAGCTCTTGCTCCTGGAGTAGGAAAAATAACAATCAAGCCTACAAATGCAGTATATTTTGAATTTAATAATAGTACAGCAGACCCAATCAATGCAAACTCTCTATCATTGCCTGCTGGAGCAGTTGTAACATTGGATGTTCCTGTTTTGAAATGGAAATCAATGCAAAAAAAGGTAGGTGGAGTAGATGATAGTAGTCTTATTTGGGTGCATGCACAAGCTGTAAATGATGATGGCGGAGAAGTTATTTTAATAGAGCATTAAAGGAGAAGAATTATGTTGAACAATGTTATAATGACAACATCAGGAGTTATGGGAGAACAAGTTGAAGAAGGTGAAGTTAATTACGAATCCTTGCATACTGATGCTAATTTAAGTGGGTCTTTAGCTGCAGTGAAAGGAGCGAAGTCTAATTCTTCATCTGCCCTTAAGGTTTCTACAGCTGGCGTACAATCTACTGGCACATTGACTAAAGGGTCTAATTCATTTCCAGTAGCTACAATGGGTCAAAATGGAACTCAAGCGCTGGGTGCAGCAGGGTCTTTTGTTAGTATTACACTTGCAATAACAACTCTAAGTAGTAGTGCTATTGGCGATATTACTCATACAATGGCTGATGGAGAAGAAGGTCAAATAAAATATATAAAAATGATAACAGATAATGGTAATGATACTTATGTCCAGCCAACTAATTTTTATAATGGAACTAATATAAAATTTAATAATGTAGGTTTAGATTGTTGGCTTATTTTTACAAATGGTAATTGGATGGTAATTAATAATCATAAAAATGTAGTTATAGCATAGTGGTAAAATCAAGCGATATAGGAACTCCTGTTAATGGGATAAAGCCTGATAATAGAAGAAAAGGCAAATAATGGGTCTTATTAAAGATAGAATTGAATCTCTTATAGGTACCACTGGGCTTACTGGTGAGGATAATTTGTATCAATCTGCTATTAATGAGGTGATGGATTTACTTCCAAATGATTTGCTAATGAAATATGCTCCTTCTCCTATTCTTTTAAGCGATGCTCAAGGTACAACATGGAGTATGCCTGAAGGCTCTAAAATACTAGATGTGTCAAGGAGTGATTCAGGGGTAGAGAGAAGAGCAACTCAGGTAACATTACCAGATTATTCAAGGGCAAATGATTCAAATAGTATTTATTATCGAACTAACTTTTCTCCTATATATGCTTTAGATACCGCAACTGGAACTACTATTTTAAAGGTGGCTCCAACACCATCGGACAGTGATAATGCTCGTATATACTATATAAGCTACCTTACAGAAGGAGAGCAATTACTTAGTAGTGCTGGTCGATATGATGGTGATTTTGAAGTTGACGTGACTAGTAGTAATTGGCAAAATTCTCAAGCAGGTTGGACTTGGAGTTCGGATAATAAAAATTTAGAACACGCAGCAAGTAATACTACTGATATTACTTTTTCTCATTCTGGATATCCAAAGGCAATAACTAATGGAGCTTCTTATATTGTAAAATGGGATTTAACTCATACTAGTGGTGGAGGGGTTTCTTTTAAGGTAGGGAATGGAACAGCTAGCGCTATACAATCTGCTTCTGGCAGTGTTACTTTAGTTTCTGGGTCTACAGTTGCAAATGTCATTACTATTATTCCAGAAAGTGATTTTGTAGGCACTATAGACAATATAAGTGTGAAAAGAGTAGGTAGAACAGCAGATTTGAGTAATGATGAGGAAATATCGGATTTCCCTAAAACAGCCGAACATGCGGTTGTATTGAAATCTTCTATAAATATATTAATGGTTAAGCTATCTAATGCAGTTCAAGATGAAGAAGATGTGGAAGTTATGGGAATGATAAAATCTCAACTTGAAGAGCTTAGGGTGCTTTTTAGAGAAGAAATGAATAGGCTTGGGGGAGGAGCAGCGGAATAATGAGGCAAAAGGAGATGATAGAGCTTGTGCAACAACACCACCCTCATATGGGTGAGACTGAAATTAGAAAACTTATTAATAGGGCTATGGATGCCCTATCAGAATCAACTGATATTATCAAGACATCTTATACAGATACTACAGTTGCTAATCAAAGATATTATGGGTTGAATGAAAATATTTTAAAAATAACTGGTGTAACTCTAACAGATGATACTGGTGACTCTTTTTATATAGAGAGAGGTTCTGGATTTCCAGAGCAAGAAGATAAGGATTTAATATAATGGGTTTACTAAAAACATATGCCTGGTATATAAATAGAGGCAAGATAGCTATTATACAAAAGAGTACTAATAATAAATGGGAAAGTGTTACTACTAATGGAAAAACTATTAGAATTTTTTGTTCAAAGAAAGCTGACCCTTTAACATCATCAAATATGGATTCTATACCTGGCTCTACTGAGCATGGACAAATACCATCTCAGTTCCATGAAGGATTAGTATCTAAGGCAATTAGCATGGGTTATAAAGACCCTCGTAATATAAATATAGAATTAGCAGCTTTTTTTGAAAAAGAATATCAAGAAATCGAAAAAAGGGCAAAGAAATGGTCTAGGATGAACCACTCTAATGGCGGAACAATAATTCCCGTAGATTTTTAGGAGTATATATGGCATTTACAGAAGATAGTTATACAGAATCGATAGGAATAACAGGTGATTTAACTGTTGATAGTATAAAAATAAATGGTGCTACTATTGGCCATAAAAATGATTCAGATTTGCTAACTTTTGCTGTTGGTGAATTAACAGTAGATGGAACAATAACTTCTACTGGAAATTTAATAGGAGATGTTACAGGAAATGCAGATACTGTCTCTACTATAACTGGACTCGCTCCTGATACTGCTCCTACTGGAACTTTTCAATTACCAGCCACAGCAGCAGCGCAAACAAATATAACTTCTGTTGGAACTTTAACAGGATTAGATGTAACAGGACAAAGTAATTTTACAGTAACTGATAATGACGCATCTGGATTTACTATATTAAATTCTGCTGGTAGTGGTTATAAGCTTAATACATACGAAGCTCTTGGTCCCTTTTTTGAATTAATAGAGAATACTGCTATCAGTGGTCGATATCCTTATATGCTTACTAGAAAAACTGATAATACAGAATTAGCTACTCAGACCATATCAGTAGCTCAACATAAATATGAAAATGATTCTGGTACTGAAAGAACTCTTGTTCAAATTGAAGCCATATCAGTAGATGATACAAATAATTCTGAAAAAGGAGCTTGGCAAGTTGGTATTAGAAATGGAGCGTCTTCAGCTGGTGCTAATACTAGATTGCAAGTAGATGCTGATGGCATTACAGTTACAGGAAGGGTAAAAGCGAATACTTTTGAGGCACTAAGTCAAACGCCTTGGCAAGTTACAAATCATACTACAGATAGGGCTTTTAATGCAAATTCAACAACCACTGAAGAGCTAGCAGATGTTTTAGGAACATTAATAAATGACTTAATAACTTTAGGCTTAATAAAAGCCTTATAATCAAAAAAGGAGAATGATAAGCAATGGCAAAAGAAAAAACACAGCAAACCAAAAGTGGTATTGCTGAAAAATTAGAAAATCTAAAAGCACAGTTATCTCAAATAGAAACAACTTATGCTAAGGTTCAAGGAGCTATAGAGTTCTGTCAGGCTTTATTAGAAGAAGAAATACAAGAAAGCCTAAAAGAAAATAAAAAAGGTAAATAATTATGCAATTATCTAAGAACTTTAAATCTAGTGAATTTCAGTGTTCTCACTGTAAAAAATGCAATATGGACGAGGAATTTATATCTAAATTACAAGAACTTAGAACCTTATGTAATTTCCCTTTCAAAATAAATTCAGGATGGAGGTGTGATGAGCACAATAAAAAAGTATCAAAAAACTCAAGAGGAGACCATGTTCTCGGGACTGCATGTGATGTGCACTGTACCGATAGATATAAGCGGTTTTCGCTTTTGCAGCACGCATCAGGAATGGGATACTTCAAAGACATCGCTATTAGTAAGACCTTCATACATCTTGGAAAAGGTAATGTTAAAAATGGAGTAGGAGTGTATGGGTAAGGTCACTAATGAAGATTTGAAGACTATGATAATGAGCCATAATTCTGAAACGGAATCTTATAGGGATTGGACAAAAGACCAATTAGGATTCTTAAGAGAAGATGTATCTAAAATAAACGGTAGAGTTCGTAAAGCAGAAAATGCAATAAGCTGGTTCAAAGGTTTTGGAGCAGTTATAATAGCATTTGTAGGATGGTTATTTCAAAGGTAAAGGAAAATATCTCAGTAATGTACTGGAGAGAACCTCCCGCCAAAAAAGGCGATAAGATGGTTGAAGATTTGGGGATTACTTGTAAAGAGGTCTTCAAGAAACATCCAGATGGATGCGCTTATTGTGGAGGGACAGACATAATAGGGCTAGAAGTATATGGCTCTGGGATTGATTCACCTTTATTTTGGTCATGTGAGGAATGTGAAGGATTATTACTTAAATATACCATTGATACGACAGAAAAACGTCTTCTTAAAGCGACAGAAGTATTTACAGTACCTAGTGATTGGGAGGTTGAAGAATCAAACCTTAATTAGGAGATGTACATGTTTAAACGCAAGAAAAAGACTGTAGTAAAGAGGGCTATAGTAACGCCTGATAAGCACTTTCCGCTTCATCATCAGCCCTCTATAAATGTTCTTTGTAAAGCTATTGAGAGGATTAAGCCTGATATTTATATAGATTTAGGCGATGTCGGAGAATGGAGTGAATTTAGTGCTTGGAAATATAAACGAAAGAAAAAACCTCCTTTAGAGCATATTATACCACTCTTAGAAACTGATGTTAAAGATGTAAATAAGGGTATGGACCAAATAGATAAGTCCTTAGATAAAGCAAAATGTACTGATAGGCACATTACTGAGGGTAATCATGATAATTGGTTAAATATGTTTGTTGATGAATATCCTTACTTGAGTCAATATAAGTTTAAAGAAGCTGTAAATCTTAAAGATAGAGGGTATACCTATCATCCTATGGGAAAGAAGCTTAAAATAGGTAAATTATACTTCTATCACGGACATCAATTTGGAGGGCAATATCATACCTCTAATCATCTAAGAAAGATTGGAGCTAATATTATGTATGGACATTGGCAT